AGGATAAAACTATGCCTGACGAAGAAAAAAAGACCGTAGATATTGATACCTCTGGCCCAGGGGCCGAGGTTGATTTACCGGAAGAAAACGTCAAAGAAGCAGACTCCACGCAGGAAGCTGCTGAAACCAAGAAAGAAGAACCACGAATCACGGAACAAGAAACAGTTAAAGAAGAAACAGTTAAAGAAGAAACAGTTAAAGAAGAAACAGTACAAGAAGAACCAAAAAAAGATGACGACAAACTAGAAGAATATAGTAAAGGCGTTCAATCGAGGATTGCTAAACTGACGCGTAAAATGCGTGAAGCGGAAAGACAAAGAGATGCCGCAACAGAATATGCAAAAGCCGTTGAAGAAAAACGAAAAGACATAGAAAAACGTTTTGAAAAGACCGATGCAGACTATATTAAGAAGTTTGAATCAAGCATTAAAGATGGAATGGATTCTGCTCAAAAAGATTTAGCAAAAGCCATTGAAATTGGAGATGCAAACGCTCAAGTAGAAGCTAATAAAAAGATCGCTAAGTTAGCATTTGATAATGCTAAGTTAGAACAGAGTAAAGCATTGAGAGCAGAAACACCTGCAAAACCTGCGGATGTTCAGACACCAAAACAACCTGCTAATCAAATGCCTACTCAAGATCCTAAAGCTGAAGGTTGGGCATCAAAGAATACATGGTTCGGACAAGATAGAGCCATGACATTCACAGCGTTCGAGATTCATAAAGATCTAGTGGATAAAGAAGGTTATGATCCACAATCTGATGAATATTATGCAGAAGTAGATAAAAGAATACGTGTTGACTTTCCGCATAAATTTGGTAAAACTAATACTAAGTATTCGACCGAGCCCGTACAGACGGTGGCTTCAGCTTCAAGAAGCGTTAAACCCGGTCGCAAAACTGTGAAACTCACTTCTTCACAGGTAGCAATAGCTAAAAAATTAGGAGTGCCACTCGAAGAGTACGCAAAACAATTAAAAAACACGGGAGGAGCGTAATATGGAAACAAAAGATAAATCTCGTGCGAACCAAACACGGTCAAAATCTGAAAGACCAAAAGTGTGGGTTCCACCATCATCTCTAGATGCACCCCCTGCGCCTGATGGATTCAGGTACAGATGGATAAGAGCAGAGAGCGTTGGCTTTCAAGACGTAAAAAATATAACTGGACGATTAAGAGAAGGTTATGAACTTGTACGTGCTGATGAAGTTAAAAATGCTACTGACTACCCTGTCATTGATAGTGGCAGATACAAGGGGGTAATTGGGGTTGGAGGCCTTCTACTTGCGAAGGTACCGATCGAGATCTCGAAGCAACGTCAGCAATATATGACAGATCGTCATAAAGAGCGAAGCGATGCAATAGAACAAGATCTTATGAAGGAGCAGGATAAGAGAATGCCGATCAATGTTGAAAGGCAATCTCGTGTAACCTTCGGTGGTACAAAGAAATCCTAATTTAGGAATTCGTGGGTTAATCCCTATCATCGATTTAATATAAACCTGTCTATAGAAATATAGACACAAGGAGTAACAACCTATGGCAAACACAAATACGCAAGGTTTTGGACTTATTGCGGCAGGAACGTTGGGATCAACACCAGCGACTTCCGGTCAAGGTAAGTACAAGATCGATGCGAATTACGCTACTACAATATATAGTGGTGGGCAAGTTGCTTCCTCTGCAGGATACATTGTCGAAGGACAAGGTACTGCGGACAACCCTATTTTGGGTGTACTAAATGGAATCTTTTACAATGCGGCTACAACTTTGAAGCCGACATGGTCGAACCATTATGTACAAGTAACACCGGCGAATTCAGAAGATATAGACGCTTTTGTATTCGACAACCCACAACAACAATATTGGGTAGCTACTGACGACACGGTCGCGCAAGCTGGTTTTCTAGAA